CCCACTCGGACCAGGTGCCAATGACGCACCCGCCGCCTGGATTCAGCAACAACATCTTCACGCCTAGTGGCGGCGGGTCATCTTCGGGCGTGCGCCAGGTAGCCTGGCCGGCGAGGTAGTCTTTCACGCCGCCCTTATTCCAAATGGGTTATGCCACAGCACCGGTGCTTTAGGCTTACGCGGCTTAAAGGTCTTGTACTGCTCCTTAACTTCAAAGTAGTTCACTATCACTTTCTTCCAAGGTATTTCAACGTCTTTTATCCCCTTTGACTTCACAATCAGATCATCCCCCGCCATTTCGGTCATGAGTTGATCAATTCTCTTGGTGGTCATATCAAACTTTGCCGCCAAATGCCAAGCATTCACAGGGTTCTTCAATCCCTTTAAGTAATCAAAAATCATCTTCTTGCTTTCTGATCTACGCATTTTTCGTTTTGCCATTTCTACCCCTCTCGATTAAACAACTGCTCTCAAGTTCCTTTTAATTGGTTTACCCCACTGTGAGTTGTAAGCCTTCCCGTACAACGCTGTTCCTGCATCGCTGGCAAAGGTCAACGCCAAAGCATCAGCCATGTCAGGCGACCCAATCCCGCGCTTTCTCATCTCGTCTTTGCTCTCTAGCTTCATCTTCCCATTGCTATTGAACGAATAGCGCGGCGAGACAAGTTCCGCCAAAAGCGACTCATCTTTAGGAATCTTGCAATCGCGCTTTTCCAACCAGGCTTTCATCTTGCCCCATAGCTCGGCACGCAAGTTCACATAAATCGTTCCCATAGCGGGAGACTCAGCCACGTTAATCCCACGCGCAGGCAGATTCAATTCGCGCAAGCGGTCCACAACACCGGCCCCCAAGCCAATCGAATCAACAAGGATTTCAACGGGCCTATCTTCTGGCTTCATGGCCTCGTACTCAGCGACCACCGCGCCCGTGGTCTGCATCAAGTCCAACCCACGCCACTTGCGTATCTCGGTCACTGCATTACCTTTACGCTTTGCCAACGCCGTGGCGTCCGTTCCAAATCGCGCCACATCCAATCCCCACACCGTTTGTGTATCCGTTGTTTCAACATCACGGTGAAAAGCGCTATCCACCAACTCAACGCCAATCAAGGTATCGTCATCGGTACGCGGAAACTCACCCAACACGCGAACACGAAAAGCATTGGACTCTTCGCCATATCTCGATGCCATATCCTTGATATAGGCGTCGCTGACTCTTTTAGAGTCATAGCAGGACACGCGACGTGTCCACCACTCATCCTTCAATCGGTTATGCGTGTCAAAGAAAAACCCGCTGGACTTCGTTGGGTTCCCCAACAAAATTGTCAAAGCGTTATGCCCTGACATGGAACCCGCTGCCGCCTCGAACACGGACTCAGGAATGCCTGATGCCTCATCCGCCACAAGCATCACATGGTCCGAATGCACACCTTGCAATGCTTCAGGTTGCTCGGCACGCGATGTACGGGCGGAGATAAACGCTTCCGTAGGCGATGACTTCAACTCAATCCGATCCGTTTTCGGATCAAGCAACTGCCGCCATACATCAGGCAATTCCTTGACCCAACGCTTCAACTCAGCAAACAGTGCGTCATACAACTGGCTTGTCGTTGGCGCTGTCACCACCACTTTCACCGGATAACGGCACAGCACAAACCAAATCATGGCCCATGACGCTGCGGTTGATTTACCTACACCGTGACCGGACCTGACGCTAATCTTTCGCTCGCCATCCGATATAGCCTGCAAAAACTCAATCTGCCAAACATCAGGCTCAACGCCAATCACTTCGCGCACAAATAACGGTGCGTTGTTCGCGTACCGATCCAAGGCACGCGCAAACAACTTCACCAACTCATGATTCTTTAACTCTTCATTCACGTCCAAGCACCTTTGCAACGCCAGCGTGCGTAATCGTCACGCCATGCAATTTCATCACTTCACCGGCAATCTGACGCAACGACATGGACCCCTTCAAAGCCTTAATCGTTGCAATGGCGGCTTGCTGCTCGGCAACGGGCTCAAGGGTTGCTGCCTTGCCAGTACCTACAACGCGAAACCCAAAAGGCGGCAACCCACCAACGTGCCCGCCAGCCTGACGCTTTGCCGCCTGGCCTACGCGCTGGCGATCCTTAATCACTCGCCTTTCGTGCGTTGCAAATGCCGCCATAATCTCAAGCATCAACTGCCCATAAATATTCTTTTCATCCGTTACATCACCATGCCCATTGATGATCAACCGAATGCCGCGCTCCTTAAACGCGTGAACGGTATTCAACGTATCCATCGAGTTGCGGCTAAAACGATCCAGTTTCGCCACAATGATCACATCACCAGGATGTGGCGTCACACCGTTTGCCGCCAATCGATCAAGAAAATTCAAATGCCCCGAAACGCCAGCGTCTTCAATAAACCGATCAACCGTCAAGCCATGCGTTAACGCGTTGCCGGTCACTTCCCTGCGTTGCGTGTCAAGGCTTGTGCCATTGGCTTGCTCGTCAGTGCTTACGCGCAAATAACCGTAATTCATAACGCCATCCAAATCATCAGTGCATACAAAGCGCCGAATGCGGCACCGCCAATGATCAATGTTGCTGTGTTGGACTTCATCTCGTTTCCTGTGTTTGTGTCAGTGGTGTAAATATACACCGCGTTGACAGTCATAGGTGACGTTGACGCAAAAATTTTTTTGGGTAGCCGACGAACGGATGAGCGGTAAGGGGGGCTAGTCAGGGCGCGTTATACAAGGCAAGGCACGCGATGACAGCGAGGCGCGTTATGCGAGGCAAGGCACGCGAGGCCCGTTATGCAAAGCATGAGTGGGCGCGTGTGGAGTGCCGCGCCTACGCCGCCCCCTCGAAATGCTACCGGGGGGGGTGTTGCGCGAACGCGACGTTGCGTAAGCGCGACACGCGTTGCATCAGCGCAACACACTACCCGTTGTGCGGCGCAACATCGATGGTATTGTCATCGACGTTTACGGCGTTGACGGTTTCGCGGTACCGATTCGCCATCAGGTGCGCGTCAGTGATGTTCACCTGAACGTTCACTTGCGCCTTGTTCTCTCCATACGCTTGCTGGTTCCACTTGCCAGCGAGCCATTGACGGTAACGCGCCCTGACGTTCGCCAGGTTCGCTGTAATCGCGTCAGCGCCATCAACAATCGCCAACCCTTGCTCCGCCAAAACGTGAGCCGCCCTCGCACGCGCACGCGTAAATTCTTCGCTGCGCTCAGGAGTCGTTTCCGTCCACGAATAAAACGCGCCCTCGCTAACGCCAAGTGCGCCTATTAACTCGGACACTTTTACGCCGCTCCCGATCTGCTCAAACAGTCCCTCTTCGCCGCCTGGAAACTTATGCACCGCACGATTCACAATCGACCTGAGTTCTCTACGCTTCGCGTTGCTCAATCCCGCGCCACGCGCTTCGCGCACCGCGCCTTCATCACCTTGCGCATCATTAATACCGCTCAAACGCGTCAGATCGCCCTCAGTTCGATTTTCTGCTTCCATCCTCACTCACCTACCTTTCGCTTGTTCCATCGCCTCTAACGCGCTTTTGCTCAACGCGTAAGCCTGTTCACTGCTTCCCTTGTACACCGGACCAATATCCTCTTCCGCCATCAGCGTCAACACTTCCGCGCCAGGCATTGCCCGTTTAATGCTTATCGCCTGCGTAAAAAACTCCTGCTGCAAGATGACCGCCACCTCGTCCATCGTCCAGCAGTCGCACTCAGGTCTCATTGCCGCGTAGGCGTGGACAGTTGCCGGATCAGCGCAAATCGCAAATACGCTCCCATCATCCCGCTGACCCTCCATCACATTCACCTGTAACGGTTCAGCGTTCACCGCCTTCGCTTCAGCCTCCAACACGTCAAACGCCCGCATCATCCCGCCACACGCTGACCTGTACGCCTCAACGTCTCTCGCTTTCCGCGCATCTCTACACCGCCACAACTGCTTCCAAAACCTTAACCGCGTTTCCTCGCTCACGAGTTCCGCCAAACGATCCAAACCCCAAACCTTATCCGCCTCACGCTTCCTCTTCATCACACTGACCGCCACACTATTCATCGCCAACACGATCTGGTCATCCTCTTCAAACGGATTCTTTAACCGATCCTGTGATCCGCCATACAAACCATCTTTCACCTTCCCGCGCTTATCTTTTGCCGCCATAACCCAAATCCTTTCTCTTTACGCTTTCCACTTCAATCACCGTCCGGAACATTTCACCGTCCGAATGTGTGTCTTTCAGACACACACACATTTCGGACGCTATGAAATTTTGTTCGATGGCGTTTTCGGACAACTCAGGACGCACTTTCGGACGCTTTTAGGACACTTAACATGACTTTCGGACGTTTCATTTCGGACGCTTCAATACTTAAAAAATCACTTTCGGACGCATTTCGGACGCTAACCCTGTTTTTGCCTACTTTTTAGGCATTTCTTGATGTTTTGGCGGCAAATCCGGACGCACTTTCGGACGCTTAAAAACCTTCTTCGTTAATCGGTTTGATCCACACTAAATCGTTTCTCATGGCGGCAAACCCTAAATCGGTCAACTTATCCTTAATCTCCTTCCAACGCTTTCGCTTATCGCTATCCTCCACATCGCTTCCAAGCCTGGCGTATACCTCATCCCGCCAACGCTCAAGCGTCACCACGCGATGGCGTTCTCCTTGCACGATCTGGTATTGCCCTTCCGTCTTAATGACATGGCGTAACGCTTCCCTGCCCATCGACTGATGCTTACCCCTTCCTGCGTTTGGCTTTGATCCTTGTGGCGGCTTAAAGCCAACGCCATCGGGTAATTCACCAACGAATGGCTTAACCACTAACGTGTTGGCTGAGTCATCCTCGAACCCCAGGTTCAGCTTGGCGGCTGACGTTTCGTGCGTTTCGTGCTGATCAAAGTTCACCGATTCCATGGAGAAATGAATCTCCACACCGTCCTTGCCATCCTTTTGCTTGGTCACTTTAAGCGTGCCTGACATTTGATCGGTATGGCGGGTAATCTCAATTTGCGTATCCACTGCACCTAGAAAGCTGGAGTGACCGCGCAACCCTAATGAAGCATCCTTACCTGAGTGGTGGACAACCAGGAGTGCTGCGCCCGTGGCTTCCTGCAAGCGTCCACAGTTACTGATGAAACTTCCCATATCCTCGGACGCGTTCTCGTTTCCGCCGCCAAAGGCGCGGGCTAAGGTGTCAATAATGATCAATTTCGGACGCTGAATTTCGGACGCTCTGATGGCGGCAATCAAATCAGCAAAGTCCTGATCAGATGACCTTAAGTTGACTTGTGAACGAATGACGCCAACGGGAATATCCTTGAGTTCATACGCATGGCGTAAACCCGAAATCCTTGTGCCAATCCCGCCATGCCCTTCACCGGCGATATATAAGACTTCACCCGCACTTTGCACTTCGTGCGCCAGCCACGAATCCCCACTCGCGATCATGGCGGCTAAGTGCAACGCGATAAACGATTTGAACGTACCAGGCGGGCCGTACAGCGCCATAAACCCTTTCTCCGGCACAATCCTGTCCACCAACCACTTGACCGGCTCATCCTTGGCGTCACGCCACATCTCAACGCGGTAGCGTTGCGCTTCCTGCGCCTCGATGACTTCGGCAAACGGTTCACGCTCAGGAACAACGGACTCCGGTTCCGTTTCTGATCTCTCATCAATCACTAATCGCTGTGGCGGTGTAACGAGCTCGAAATCGTCAATCACGCTGGCTTCCGCTACGCGTTTGGCGAACTCCTCAAACGTAAACCCACGGCCAATGAACTCCTCAGCGTCATCGCCAATCGCTGACTCGTCATCAGCTAAGTCCACCACTTTGATTGCTTGCGCTACGCCAAACAAGTCACGCACAACGCGCCTGGCGTACTTCCAACCCGGTCTATCGTTATCCGGTAGCACCACCACCAAGCGACCATGAAACCATGGTGTGATGGCGGCAGGCCACTCAGAGGAACCCGCGTGCGCCGATATGGCGACCACATCGAACATGCCAACCAAAAACTCTGCGGCCTTTTCGCCCTCGGTCACGAATACCGGCGCCATGGGTCTTGCGATCATGAGCGGTAAGCCAAACGGTATGGGCGTCCAGTTGCGGATCGTTGGTACGCGCTCGCCATTGATAAGGTGGTATTGGCGGTACGTCTTACCGCCACCTTCAACGTCATACCTGACCTTTTGCGCCGTGACTTCGCCGTTTT